CCACTAACAATCCAACAAAGCAATTTTTTATGTTGGGTATACGATTTTATGGTTGGGATCAATCAGGTAGACAGGTTAAGGGTTCAGAAATAGTAGACGGTAACCCATTAGATTTTAATGCCTCAGGCTCGGGCGCCATCTTTGAAACATTTTATGATTTAGTAGTTTCTAGTATTAAGTTTAAAATAGATGGCAAAGCCTCAGTCTATACATTTACCGCAGCGGCAACATCGCCTTCGTACAGTGTTAACTTACGTAAAGGAATGATTAACACCGCGGCTGAAGTTTATGGGTCAACCGTAAGAGAAATGATATCTGGACCCAAAGGCCTTATTACTTTACTCAATAAAGAACAACAGACACTAAAAGACAATGGTACTATCACTATTCCTACCGTTTATAAAATTAAATGGATAGGAGACGCAGAGCAAATAGGTATCGCTTCTGTGGTGTCAGCATCTAGAACCAACAAGTCAACTCAAGTGGCTAGCCAAACTAAAAATACTGAGGAAGTTAATGCTGCGGCTGATACTAAATCAACTCCGAATAATAATCAAGAAAAATTAAATTTTACAGGTATTCCTATAATTCAAGCAATGGATCAAATTATAGCAAGAAGCAAGTATATTGAAGATGCAATGTCAAAAAATTATAAAGACACAAATGAAGCTAACCCAGAAACAGATAGTTTTCCTTCTGATAGCTCCCCTAATAGACAGTTTAAGTGGTTTAGGATTACCCCTGCAATATCTGATATTAAATGGGACGAAAAAATAAAAGATTGGGCATTTACAATAACATATAACATAAACACTTATTTGGTTCCGATAATTGATAGCCCGTATATACAAAATAACGTTAAATATTATGGTCCGCATAAGAGATATGATTATTGGTATACTGGACAAAATTCTGAAATTACATCATATGAACAGCAATTGAATAATGCTTATTTTAATAATGTACTTGGCGGCGACCCAAAAAACACAGCCGTAGCAGACTCAGGAAATAAAGAAGGTAATGCTAGCTCGGTTCCGGGTCAAGGCCCGGCAGTATTAACAAACACTCCGGCACCTGGTGATACTAACGGTTCGTCCGGGACCCCTAACGGGGCAGCAGCCAGTAGTGTTCGTACTACCTTGTACGACCCGGGCAGTTTCGCTACAGCTAAGATTTCTATCTTGGGTGATCCAGATTATCTAATGCAAGAAGTTGCGACCGGAAGTACCGGACTCAATAAGGCATATAGTAGATTCTATGATGATGGAGGCTTTACTATTAATCCAACTGGTGGACAAGTCTTTATTGAGATAGATTTTAAAGAAGGGGTTGATTACTCCTCTAATGAATTTACTGATTCTCTGATAGGAGTTAACGATCTTCAAAGCAGTGCTGGTACGTTAGCAATTAATGACAGTATTTTGTTTTGGGATTATAACCCTGAAGCTAGAAAAATAATAAAAGGTATTAGCTATCTATTAATCTCGGTAACTAATAGGTTCAGCAAAGGAGCTTTTACACAAACATTAAGTGCGGTAATTAATGACTTTGGTACTAACACAGCTACCTCAGCAGAAGCTAGACAAGAAGTACAAGCCGAACAAAATGAACAAACTCCGGCAGCGGACCCCGCAGCTTCCCCTAGTCCGCCTGCAGACCCGAAAGTAAATAATCCGCCCCCCGGTAATTCTTCTACTCCGACCCCGAAACCCGCGACTGAAGAACCTAAGACATAAAGAGAAAACAATATGCCAATTGATACATTTAAACCGCGGGGCCCATCTAAGTTAACTGGTCCAGGTGCTGGCGGGAAGAATTCAAAACAGTATCCAGTAATTGGTGTTGTAAAAGACAACATTGATTCTACACGAGCAGGAAGAATTAGAGTAGCATTACAGGATGGTAAAGGTCCGACCGCCCCAGACGATGCTAGCGGTTGGCTCACTGTTCAGCACTTAACTACTTTCTTTGGCGTAGTAAAACCTCAAGCCGGAAAAGATAGTGAAGATTTAGGATCGTATGTTAATAACTCAAGCAGTTATGGTCAGTGGCAAGCTCCGCCTGATATCGGTACTAAAGTAATTTGTATCTTTGTTAACGGAGATACTAATGCAGGATATTACATAGGTGCTATTCCTGAACCCGAAACACTACAGATGGTTCCAGCAATCGGCGCCTCCGAAACAGTTACCTTAAATGAGGGCGAAGCAAAAAGTTTCGCCGGCGCCACTAGGCTCCCAGTTACAAATTTAAACACAAATAATAAAGCCAAAGCAGACAGTAATGAGTTTTTAGATACACCTAGACCAGTTCATAGTTATACTGCTAGTATCATGAATCAGCAAGGTATTTTACGAGACCCTGTTAGAGGCCCTATTAGTTCAAGTGCCAGTAGAGAAGCGGCAAGTAGAGTGGGCTGGGGAGTTAGTACTCCGGGCAGACCAATTTATGAGGGCGGATTTACTGACGAAAATTTACCTGATAATTTAAGTCAGGATAAAGCAGAAAAACTTAAGGTTATTGCAAGAAGAGGTGGACATAGTATTGTTCTGGACGATGGCGATATTATTGGAAGAGACCAGTTAATTCGCATTCGTACTGCATTAGGCCATCAGATTATGATGAGCGATGATGGCCAAACGTTAATGATCTTACATAGTAATGGTCAGAGCTATATTGAATTAGGTAAAGAAGGCACTGTAGATATATTCAGCACTAACAGTTTCAATGTAAGAACACAAGGTGATATCAACTTCCATGCTGACCGAGATATCAATATGCACGCCGCGGAGAACTTTAATCTTCAAGCAAAAAATATTCATACCAATAGCGAAGAAATAACCAAATCTAGAGCCGGTAAAGATTATAACATTACCTCATTAAATAATTTCACTGTGAAATCGAGTGCAGCACTTGCATTAAGTGCAGGTGGGCAAGCTAGTATGGCTGCGGGCGCGGAAGCTTTTGTTAACGGTAGCAAAGTAAACTTAAACTCAGGTAGTGCAAGTCTATCGCCGGCTGAAGTGCCCATTATACCTCTTAATGCTCAAGCTGACACATTATTTGATGAAACTGTTGGCTGGGCCGCTGCCCCTGCTAAATTATTATCTGTCGCTTCACGGTCCCCTGCACACTATCCTTGGGTGAATGCAGGAATGGGTGTAGACATTAAGGCTAGCCCAAATGCTAGTGATAATTTACCAGAACCCCCATCCAGTGCAGTGCAGCAAGTCAACAAGCAAGCAGAAGCAACTAACCCTACTCCCCCTAAAGTAGCAACAGTAGCATCAGTTCCGGCAGTACCCTCTTCTTCAGCAACATTGGGTCAAGGCACTACCAACGCTGTTCTAGCTGCATCTGCTACTTCAGCAGCAACTGGTGATGCAGCTAAAGCAGTTAGTTCAGGCGCAGGAATTGTTAACAAAGCCGGTAGTTCATTAATCTCAGGCGTCAACAGTGCATTAAATGCGGCGTCTACAGTAGGCGCAGCGGTTGGTGGAGTAGTCAGCGCCGCTAATCAAATAGCCGGATCAGTAAACCAAGCAGCGGTTGCTGTCGGATCATTTGCGCAAAATCCTCAACAACTAGCACAATCTGGTATTTTAAAACCCGGCGCTGCAAGTCTTATTGGTGGATTAGCAAGTGCTGGAAAAACACTAACCAATGCAATGCCTGCTTCATTATTTTCTGGAGTTTCGGGCGCAGAGTCAGTAGCAAAACTAGCGACAAACGCTACTGCTCAAGCAACATCTTTGGTTAATGTGATGAAAACCGCCCAGCAACAATTGACTCAGGCCGGTGTAATAAACGGCAGCGAGTCAACTGGTCAAACAGCCGGACTAATAGCTGCCGCAAGCACCGTAGGTACTGCCGCAGTAGTTAACGTAGTAAAACAAGTTTCTGCTGTTACTAACGCATTACAAACTGCTACTAGTGCGACAAGTTCACTTGCAACCATCGCAGGCGCAGCAGGAGCTGCAATACCGGGTCAGATTCAATCAGCAACTAATATATTGAATAACGTATCTCAGACAGCAGCCTCGTTGAATAGCATTGCCGGTGGAGCAAAAAATGTTCTTGGGGCTATCGGCTCGGGTATATCAGCATCTAAATTATCAGATAGTTTGGGTGGATTAGGGGGAATAACAAACTCACTTAAGGCCTTAGGCGCCGCCGGCGGCGCTGGAGCGTCATTAACTAGTTTATTAGATTCTGCTAAGGGCGTGGCTGGTTCTGCCTTCAGCGCAATCAAAGATTCATTTGGTAAATTGGAGGCTAATAAACCTCAATTCTTATCAGATTTTGCTAAACAAACTGCTGCTATTACTGCGGTAGCAGAGAACGTAACTGCTGGTCAACTACCTTCGACTAAGAGTTTGACTAGTTTAGTTACCGGTATAGGAAGTGTGGCTGGCGATGCAGCCAAGTTAGCTAACAATATTAAGAACAGCGTAGGTAGTATTACTGGCGCAGTAGGTGGCATATCCAACACACTTAATAGCGTCACCGGCGCAGTAGGTAGTATATCCAACACAATTAATAGCGCCTCAAGCGCAGTGGGCGGCTTAGCTAAGACAATTAATAGTGTCACTGGCACAGCGAGTAGCATCACAAAAACAGCTAGTGGTGTAATCGGTGCTGCAACTAATGTTACTAATACATTATCAAGTGTTGCCGGAGTAGCGTCTAGTTTAACTAAGCTTCCTAATACTATTAATCCAGGAACTATTAACAACACGTTAGTTAATGCAACTAATCAATTAGCAACCGCTGCTGGTAGTATAACAAACACTGTTAATAGTATATCTAATTCAGTTAATAATTTAGGTGGAGCAGCACAACAAGTCACTTCACTTATCAATTCAACTACTGGCGCTAGCGTGAACAATCTAGCGAATAGTATTAGTGGTGCATTTGACAATATCAATAGCATGGCTGGCGCAGCAACATCACTTAAAGATGGCCTGTCTGGTCTAGCCAATGCTGCCAAGAAAACTCAAGCAGGCGGGCTAGCGGCCAAGGCATCTCAGTTGTCAAGCGGAGTAAGCAATCTACCTGGAGGAATTAAAGCATTTTCTAGTGTATTAAATAAAGCTGAGGGTGCCATCAATAAGATACCCGGTACTGATCAGTTAACCGGAATCATGAAAGATGCACAGACAGCCATTACTAATGGTCTTGGCAAGATAGATTCAGCCGTAAGTTCAGCGACTAATGCTTTAGGGCAGGCTTCATCTGCCCTAAACACCGCAACTAGTGTTGTAGGGTCGTTAGGTGGCGCAGGCGGAGCATTAGGAAGTTTAGGTTCAATCGCAAGCAAAGCAGGAGGACTCACATCAGCTATCGCTAGTAAGCTTCCAATTGGTCAGGCTACTCAGTTGTTGTCTTCGGTAAGTGCATTAGGTGCCGGCGGCGCCAGCCCAATCAAGCTTCCTAACTTAGGAATTAATACTTCTGACCGAGCAGGTATTACCGCTCAACTTAAGGGAATATTGGGTAATCCTAAGATTCCAGAACCAAATCTAGTGGGTGATATCAAAGACGAAACTATTTCTAGTTTAGAAAACAAATTAACTTCTCTAAGATCACAAAGAGATGCTATCACAAAAGAAAGTAAAGTTATAGTTGCTGAACGTGAAGCAGCTTTTGATGTGGTTATTGAATTAGAAAAAACATTACCTGAAGGCGATCCTAAAATAAAAGAGGCAGTGGATAAATATGTAGCAATAGTAAACCGATTGAATGAGAATATCAAGAAGTTCCTCGACACGACAAACGAGATAACAGCAACTAGTGATACAGCACTAAATAATAAACTATCAGCAATAAATAATGCTACAACCGCTGATCAGCTATTAAAACTTAGCAGAGGCATAGGGTAATATTATGGCAACTTACTTAGGATTCAATACACAGAATGCGTGTAATCCAAAAACAACTAATATGTTGGCAGGAAGTGCTGGCGGACCCGGCGGAATTCGTCGTGGAATCTCGTGGGGAAATAAATTTAGCCTGACTGATGCCGAATTAATAGTACAAAACTTTGTTAATGCGCTGAATATAAGATTAGGTACAAAAGTTGGTCAACCAGGCTATGGTACTAGACTTTGGGATTTAGTTTTTGAGCCTAACTCATCAACTA